CTGGCGGAGATGGAGTCGCGCGGCTGGGCGAGCGTCACCCGCGTGCCGGTGGACCCGGCGAGCGGCCTGGTCGACCCGGACGACCTGCGTAAGGCCATCCGCGCGGTCGGCCGCGCCAAAGGCGACCACGCGCAGGTACGCCGGTTCATCATCCGCCGCGCCAACGCCATCGGCGGCGCGCATCTAATCCCCGACAACTGGGCAGCAGACGGGAGCCTGAAGTGACCACCGCCGTCCTCACCCCCTACCGGCGTGACCTCGCGAAGAACCTCGGCGGCCGGCTGTTCCGCAAGCAACTGCTACCGGTCGGCTCGATCAACTACAAGGGCCGCACGCTGGACTTCACCCGCGACTACCTCGCCGACCTCGCCAACGCGTTCGAAGCGAAGGCCTACGACGCCGTGAAGTTCCTGCTCGCACCGTCGGACAACACGCACACCATGGACCCCGAGCGGATGCGCGGAACATTGCGCGGCGTCGAACTCGCCGACGACGGGCTCTACGGCTACCTCGACCTGTCCGACGACGCCGCCCAGCTCGTGACCGAGCACCCGGACCTCGGCGTGTCCGCCCGCATCGTCGAGGGGCTCGCCCGCGCCGACGGCAAGACGTTCCCCCGCGCCATCCAACACGTCCTCGGCACCCTCGACCCGCGGGTGACCGGGATGAAGCCGTGGGAGGCCGTGGACCTCGCCGGCGACGACGTTCCGACCGTCGACCTGACGGACGGCACCTACACCCAGGAAGGGGCCACCATGCCCGAGATCACCGAGGAGCAGAAGGCGCTCCTCGACCGGCTGGCGGCCCTGCCCGCCGACCGGATCGACGCGCTGCTCACCCCCCCGACGGCCGACACCGAGCCGTCCGAAGCCGAGATCACCGCCGCGCTCGACGCGCTGGAGGTCGAAGCGAACACCGAGCCGGCCGAACTGTCCGCCGAAGCGCAGGCAGCGATCGACCTGGCGAAGGCGCAGGCCGAGCAGGCCAACAGCCGCGCCTCCGACCTGGAGCGGGCGCTCGCCCGCCAGTCGTGGGCCGCGCAGCGCGCCGAACTGGCCGCTGCCGGCGTGCCACCCGCGGACCTGGACCTGGCGACGCCGCTGCTCGAGCAGCCGACGCCTGCGGTCATCGACCTGGCGAACGACGAGAAGGTCGACGCGACCGAGATCGTCCGCCGGCTCCTCGACGCCCGCAAGGGCACCGTCGACCTGTCCCGCGAGGTCGGCACGTCCCACACCGCCCCGGACGACTCGGACGCGCAGGCCGCGCTCGAGGCGTGGGAGCGGCAGTACCCGGCGAAGCGCTGACCAGCCCTTCACAGTCAAGGAGAGACCCATGAGTGCGATTGCTCCCCGTTTCACCGAAGGGCCGGTCACCTACACGGTCGCCGAGCCCGTCACCGGCGGCCAGCTCGTGGAGGCCCGCGCCAGCTCGGTGGTCGGTGTGGCCGCCGCTGGCAGCCTCGCGGTGCTCGGTGTCGCGTTGAAGGACGCCACCAACGCCGCCGCGGCCACGAACGACGCGACGGCGCTGCCGTCCACCGTCCCGGTCGCCGCCGACGTGCACGTGTACGTCACCTACGCGGCGGCGGCGAACTTCGGCGACAAGCTGATCGCCGCCGCGAACGGCCAGGTCACCCCGGCCGGTGCCACCCCCGACGCGCGGACCATCGTCGGCTACTGCTCCAACCCTGGCGGGGTTGGGGCGGGCGCCGTCGGGCTCGCGTTCATCGACTGACCGCCGCCCACGCGGCCCTGAGCCTCCCAAGGAGAGGACATGACCACACGCTTCATCAGCGTGGACGACGGCCAGAAGCTCACCGTCTCCGCGCTCGTCAAGGACCCGACGCTGATCCCGCGGCGCATCCTCGACATCGCCAACAACATGTTCGTCGCGGACAAGATCCTGCGTCCGGGGCCGTCGCTGCCCTCCGGGGTGGCGAAGTACTTCGAGTCCACGCCCATGTTCGCCGACGACGACGTCGCGATCGTTGAGGAGTTCGGCCAGATCCCGGTCGGCCGTAACTCGCTGGGCGACGTGAAGTTCCTCCGGGCGGTCAAGCGGGCGCTCGCGGTGCTCATCTCCCAGGAGATGATCAACCGCAACGATGTGGATGCGGTCAACACGCAGATCAACCAGGTCCGCAACACGATGGTCAAGGGCATCGACGACGCGGCGATGGGCACGCTGCTGGGCAACGCGAGCGTGAACACGATCGCAGCGTCGGCCGCGTGGTCGTCGTCCACGTCGAAGATCCGCCTCGACCTGGCCGACGCGATCAAGTCGGTGGCCGACTCGACCGACGCGAACGGCGGCAACTTCGGCTTCACCCCGGACACGCTGGTCATCAACACGACGGCGCAGGCCGACTTTCTGTCCTCCGACGACGTGGCGAAGGTGTTCGTCGGCAACGTCGCGGACCAGAACCCGCTGCTGCTGGGCAAGCTGGGGCCGAACTTCTTCGGCCTGGACGTGATGGTCACCCGGTCGGCGACGCTGGCCGGTAAGGCGCTCGTGCTGGAGCGGGGAACCGTCGGGTTCATCTCCGACGAACGGCCGTTGCAGGCCACCCCGCTCTACGAGGACCGGCCGACCGAGACGTGGCGGTCGGACACGGTCCGAGCCTCCGCGATCGGCATCGACCAGCCGAAGGCCGCCTGCATCATCACCGGAATCTGAGGAGGCTGACCGTGAACGTCGAGCCGATGAAGGCCGGGAAGTACGAGCTGCACGTCGACCATTGGCGCAAGGTCACGTCCAGGCCCGGCCAGCCGTTGGAGTACGAGCTGTACGGCCGGTCACACACCGACGCGGACGGCAACCCGAAGGTCATCGTCGAGCTGTCCGCGGAGGAAGCGGAACGGCTCAAGGACGTGATCAGCAAGCCGGGTGAGCGGGCGAAGGCCGAGGCGGAGCGGCTACGCGCCGAAGCGGAGCGGCTGTCCGCACGTGCGGCCGAGCGTGAAGCGCAGGCGAAGGACGTGGACAAGGACGCACGGGCGGTCGGGAAGTCCTGATGCCTTACGCCGTCCCGGATGATGTGCGGGGGGTGCTCGCCGGCAGTGAACTGCTGGCGGGCACCGCCGCATCGCTGACGGACACCGACCTGGTGACGGCGATCGACGAGGCGCAGCAGGAGGTCGACGGTCGGCTCGCGGCCCGGTACGCGGTGCCGTTCACCGACCCGCCGCCCGCCGTGGTGGCCTCCGTCACCCGGGACATCGCCGCGTGGCTGGCCACCCTCACCTGGCGGCGCGGTGAGCCGATCGCGGCGACCGAACCGGCCGCGTTGCGCTACCAGCGGGCTGAGGGGCTGCTCGGGCAGCTGGCCAGCGGCAACCTGTCGTTGGACGTCGACCCGGCGCCGGTCGCCGCGTCGCAGGCCGCGGTGGTCAACCGTTACGACGGCGACCTGTTCGGACCGGACGATTTCGGTCTCGGCCCGGCGCCGGCCGGCTGGGGCCGGTGGCCTGACCATGCCTGGTGACTTCGCCGCGCGCATCGATGAACTGCTGAGCGATGTCGGTGACCGTGACCTGACCGGCCGCTGCGAGGTTGATCAGGCCTACGCGCGCTACCAGCATGAAGGCGTGGAGTTCCGCCATCCGGAAGGCGGCCAGGCGAAGTACCTCGAACAGCCGCATTTGCAGGCCGCCGAGGACTACATGCGCCGGCTCGCGAAGAGCACACTGGAAC